ATCAGCTACATGATACATCTCTTTTCCATCAGGTGTACTAAGATATAATCGCAAATATAGTACTTGAGCATCTGAAGTAGTAGGAAGATTGTCAAATATGATGCCAACACCATCGAGTGTAGTGATACTTACGATCATTGAGGCACCAGATTCTACTCCGTAGCCATCAACCCAGCATACACAACCTAGATATAGTCCTGCTCCATATATCCCTAAGGTGCTAGATAGCACAGGTGTTCCTGGTCGAGACATCCCCCAGTTATACACTACATCAGCTATGATCTTTAGACTGACAACTCCATCACTAAAGTACACTATAGAGTTATAGTAGTCAAAAGCAAACTCTGTACCAGTAATGCCATTAAACAATGAGGTTGCAGTATTGTCACTGTTTAACTTCTTAAGACTTGCACCTTCAATGAAATATAGTCCTACTGGACAGCTAAACCCATCCTTTAGGTTCACTCCAGGATATATTTTTGTAGGTGCTATACCTTTTCTACGTGACACATTACCTTGCTGGTCTACATCACAGTTAACTATATTACGAGCTGCATCCTCGGGTAAGGCATGATCTTTTGCTTTATTGTTCATTCCTAAAGGAAATGGTCCTGCTGATATCTCACCTGATCTAGCTTTATGATATCCCATTAAATCCACCCACTTGCTGGCTGTCTATCTGTACGAACTTGTCTGACTGACTTAATAGCATATGCGTCAAGTCTAGGACCAAAGTATGCTGCAAACACTGCTTCATACTCTAAAGCTCGTTGAGGATTCTTGGTGTCGGCATCGCTCTTATTAAATGCTAAGTACAACATATAGAAAATAAGCATAAATTGATGAGTTTCATCAATCGTGGGTGCTGCTAAAACAGCCGCAACTTCTGGTGGACCTGCATCATATTCTACTCCTGTTTGGTCCATATCAACTAAAGGAATATGAGACACACTTAACCAGAGAGTACCATCTTCCTCTGGAGGTGGAACAAGCTCTACATTCTTGTCATCGAGGATCAGATACTTAGGTGGTCCTGTCATTATTCGCCAATCAGGATCTATTGTATGGAGTTCGTCTACATCTGTTATATATAAGTCTACAATATTAGTTGTGTCTGCTGTTGCAATTAACTCAGCTTTATGTATTTGACGTACTTTTATATGTTTAGCATATACACTCGCAGCATCTGTTATAGCTATACTGCATAAAGTGGCATCAGTAGAACTTGTAAGAAGGTCTTTACGAGAACAAGCTTCAGCTTCAGATAAAACAGCATACTTTGTCAATAAGGCATCAGACCATAAATAAGGATTATCTACTACGTCGTTTGCAAATTCACGAGTATGAGCTAGTATATCTATGAGTGTCATGTTAAACCTTTATTTAGAGTTAACCATAAGTAGAGCTTCTAACATAGCTAGATGCTCTATGTATGATTATTTCTCGTTAACTTTGGCTTTACTCTTTGCAGCTACTTTAGCTGCTGCCTTAGCTTCTGCCTTAGCTTCTGCCTCTTCTTCTGCCTCTTCTTTTGCTGCAACTTTAGCTGCCTTAGCTTCAGCACTTTCTTTTGCTGCAAATACTGCATCAGCTTTGGCTTTTGCTTTTGCTTTTAACTCATCTAGTGTTGGTTTTGCAACACTAGCGGGTATAACTTGGGTGAAAGTCCTAGGACTCTTTTTAATCCATAACTTTCCGAGTGAATCAGGTACTTCTACAGGACCTTTAGAAAAGTCTACATCAAAGTATTTAAAATTCTCAGTTAAACCGTTATACTTTAAAAACATACCAAATTCCTCCTAACTACTTCTAGGACTTAGTGTCAAGTCCTAGAAGTACCCTTTATCAGGTTATTTATTAAGCTGTTACAACTCCAACAGGTGTTGGGGTATATGAATCACAGGCAATAAGACCATAAGTCTTACTGTTGTATATGGTCCGTTTATCACCAAAGATAGCACCTGCTGTAATAGCAAGAGCATTACCACGATCATCTTTATCTTCGTTCCAAGAGTAACGTTGTGGAGAAGAATTCTGACCAAAAGCCATAAGACCAGCTTGAGCACCCATAAACAAGGCTCTTGCAGCAGCTACACTAGTGGTTTGTGCAGCACTAAAACGAACAGTGTTACGATGCTTATGAAGAATAACATCTGCATATTCACCAAGACTATTCTTGTAAACAATATTAGAGCCACGATTACCTGCAGCCTGCTGAATATCCATCCAGTCATTGGTGGTTGTAGAAGTACGAAGCTGGAAAGCCTGGAAAGTATGCATAAGAAGAATAAACTTACGTTCTCCACTACCTACATCAACACCTTGAATCATAGGATCCAGAGTCTCTGCAGTAGCAACAAGACGTTCAACGTCAATAAGACCAAGAATATCATCAGATGCTAAATCAGCATGTCCAGTTGCATCACCTGCATAAATCTGATGAGCAGAGTCAGGAGATACAAGAGAGTTATTAGCACGTCCAGACCAGGTGAGAGGTACTTTATAGGAAGTATCCATACCACGAGCACCAGAGAGGTACATGAATTTTTGTTCATCCATATACTCAGCCCACCATGTGGATAGAGCGTCCCGTCCTTCTCTACGCATGCTGTAAGGCACGCGTTGTTCGGACATCTTACCTTTGGATTTAGTAGATTTACGAAGCTGGTCAATGAAGAGAGCATCGTTGAAGAAGCTTAATGCTTCCTCACCAGTCTCATGACCTTCAATGATGTTATCACCTTCAATACCATCATCGGCAAGCTTAGCACGAAGAGGAATGGTGATTTTCTCACCTGCTGCTTTATTTAACTCATTCTTGATAACAATAATGTTACCTTTACCTGTTCCCGTAAACTTAGCGAAATAGGATTTCTTTACTGCCTCGACATCGAGGGAGGTTGACCATCGTTGAACCGCCAACGGGTCTCCTAAGGGAAAATCTGTAGCTGACATAATATACCTCTATTTAAGTGGTTTATCCACTTGTTTAGTTATAAATCTTAATCTACTAACTAGTCCTGATCAGCGATACCAAGAATATCAATAAGCAAAGAGCCATCCAAGTTTGTTACAAAAGCTGCAGTGTTAACTGTAACAATAAGATAAGCATCTTTAGTAAGAGTAATTGGCGGAGTCGCATTGAAACGAATAGTAGGTGCAGTAATCAGAGCATCAATTGCCATAGCATCTACAAAGTAGTTAATAGTTTCAGGATCAGCTGTAACATCTACACCATCGACATACTCAAAACCAACATCAATAGTAGAATTTGTGTCACCTAATATTGCAGTTTGCTTGACTTGTTGACTCATCATCTTAAAGCCTTTTGGGATAGTCCCCAAAATAAGCTTATCAGTATGAACAGTCGCTGTCGCATCATCTGACAAAATCCAAACACCGTCTTCAAACGCCGCTTCAAATGGAAGCACAGAAAGGTTGCCAAATGGAACGCCTCCTAAAGGGCGATCAACATCTAAGTTAGTGGAAGTATTAGTGGTCATATTTAGATCTCCTTAATCACCAGCTAAGTAGGCTTCGTGCTCAGCGTCAGTGAGTTTTGATAATTGATCAGTAGTCAAAACCTTACCTTTGTTTCCTTCTACAGGAATCTCCGTGTCAGATTTTGATACTTGAGTTGTGCTTCGAAAAGTAGTATCATCTGGGTTTTTGAATTTCAACATTAACTCAGCAGTAATCTCAGTTCGAAGTTTAGCTTCCAGCTCAGTAGTATCTGCTGGAGTCATTTTTGTCTTAGCATTAACTAGCATACTAAGAATAGCAGCTGATTGCTCACCTAGAAGTAAAGGCTCAGAATCACCGGGAAGAATAATTTTTGTAGCTGGATTGGTTAAGTAGTATAAGTCTTCTGTAAAACCAAAACCTTCAGCAAATTCCATAAGGTCTTTTTGTACAGTAGAGTCCTTATCATAAATTCCTGGGACTACTTTCTCAATCTCTGCTACTGAGGCATTTATAATAGTATCATATTTTTCTTCAAATACTTGCTGATTACGTTCGTCGTCAGCCTTATTTCGCAAACCTGTTTCATAAACTGCAAGTTTACGCTGATAAATTATAGCTTGTGCAGGATTATCATCTGCAAGGTCCTCAAATTGTGCATCAGTAAGTACTTCAAAGTCATCCACAACTTCAGCAACAACAGGTTTTACCTGCAAGTTTATCTGATTTTGTAGTATTTGATTTTGACCTTTTAAATACTGATTTTCTTCCCTAGCTTCTTGAACAGCTTTTAAAGGGACATAACCTATAGGATGCTTTTTAGTCTTCGGCTCGGAGTTGGCCGGTAGTTCCTCCGTGACTTTTGTATCATCCTTTTCAGCTTTTTCCGCTTCAATCTTTGCATCTGCTTCAATCTTTGCATCTGCTTCAATCTTTGCATCTGCTACAACTTTCGCTGCTGCATCTTCCTCAGTTTTAATCTCTTCTGGAGTCTTGGTTTCCGAGGTATCTTCACCACGTAACTCTGCTTCAGTAGGACCTTCAATTCCCTGAGAAGCTAATACATCGATTTCAACAACTTCAACTGTTCCTGTTTCTTCTACTGTTCCTGTTTCTGGTGGCATTGTGGCTCCTTTAACGTGTCTAGCACGATTAGTGTAGTTTTTTACGCCTACAATGGCGAAAGTTACTTATATTCCTGCTCCCGGTGCTGAAGGGAAAATAGAGTCGAAGTTATCACGATACTTCTTATCTCCCTGGACATTTTTCTCACGGTTCCAACAGGTAAAGTTTCTACCTTTAGGGAGTTCGGGGTGAGACTTAAAATGCTTCTCCGCTTTTGCTTCAAATACAGCTTCTTCATGTTCTGTCATTTAGTAACTCCCTTATCCTTATTGGGTCCTTTAGGTTTAGGTGTCTTAGGATGAGACTCTTCAGACCTTGTCTTACCCTCTGTTTCATTATTCCTATCCATCTGCGAAGCTTGTACACCGATCTGGAATCCTTTTTGATCTACATCCTGCTTCTTAATTTTAACGTTCTGCAGTTCAACTTGTGTTTCAGCCCTAGTCTTAGCTGTATCAGCAGCTTTGGCATCAAGATCAAGATTGGCTGAGGTATTAGCCATCTCTTGTTCAACTCTAGCTTGTTCAGCTTTAGCTTCAGATTCTTGTTTCTCTTGTAACTCACGTTCCTCAGTGGTCAGATCATCAAAACTGCTCATACCGGTAGCTTGACGAATCTGTGAAAGTAACTGATCTTTCTCCGGAAGGTCACTGATCTCGAGAGCAAGGTTAATGAGTGGTCCAACAGCTTCTGGTGGTGCCTTATTAACAGCGGCAAATATAACATCCATATTCTTTTCACGCATAGTATCAGTCATAGGTGCAGATCCTATGACTAAATCAAATCTAGCTTGAGTTATATCATTTCTAACTGTTATGTTAGTGCCGTCTATAAAGCGCTCATTAAGAGCTATAAATTTCTCAGCACCAGTAACACGATCAGTAACTCGTAGTACTTTCTCATCTGTCCAAGTATCTTGTATGAGAGCCATTATCTTCTCACCCAAGATCTTATCAGACATTTTTGCATTGTCCAAGAGAGATGCTGTTATCGTTGCTGCGGTAGCATTCTGACTCTCCATCATACCTGTTGATCTGACATTAGGTCTTGGTGATACATCATTTGAACCAGCTATTTCTTGAATCTCATTCTCTGAAGCATCCAGCATAGCCATTTGAGCAGGTGCTAACTCACCCATCTCTTGAATCTTAATACGATCCATCTTACCTCTCCCCATGACTATAAAACCATCTTGCCGGTTAGCTTCACGGTGAATTGTATTCATGTCTTCTGATGCCCCTGCTCCAACCTCAGTAATTATTCGTCTCGAGGAAAGGAGAGATAAGGCCATGGAACGACGCTTATTAACTTCAGAGTCTTGTTCCTTAACTTGCCTGGGAACTCCAAAAGGCCGATCGTAACGGTCAAGATAACCAACATAAGGTACATAAGGATAATCGTCATGTACATAAGGACTAGGTACATCTTGTAATGACAAATTACCAAGAAAGGTCGAAACCCGCATTTTCTTAACATTGGCAGTAACAACCTCCGAAGCTCGTTGAATTACTTCATATTCGTCATTAGGACTAGGAAGCAGGTCCAGGTCAATAACACGTCCATTAGGCATCTTTGCAAAGAAACCTTTCTGGATTGCAGTATACCACATCTCAATTGGTCGTACTCTCTTGCGTTCACTATTAGCCCAGGAAGATCCACCTATATATTTTCGTAGCTCTTCTACTTGAGTACCTTCGTCTAAGACATCAGGGACAAAGTCATCTATACCAAGATCTTTGAATTGCTCCTCAATCTCTTTCCTTTTCTCAGGGAACAACATTATCAAATCTTCAAGATTAGTCCATTCAGCAGTAAAGCTATATCTACAGGACTCTTTAGGCATCCATGGAGTCGAGTAAGGGTCCCACCAAAGTGAATACCAATTCAAAGGATAAAAATGAACCTTTTCTTTTCGTGGATCTGGATTGTATCCAGTTCCTAGAAAACCAATACCAGCTGTTACTTGTTGCTCAAAAGCTCGCTTCTTATGTAAAGGACCCATACATTGGTCACCTACATAAGCAATACCTTCAGACATTACTTGCCCAAGCTCATTGTCTTTCTTTGATCGACCTTTAGCAATTGTTTGAGGCTGGTTATTTAGAAAATGTCCTTGCAACAGATTGAGGATAGGAAATATGCGATTGATGGTAAGAGCTCTAATCCCTTTCTTCTCCATACGGAGTAAATCAGCTTGGTTCCATTGTTTGCCGTCACGGAATTCATAATCTTCCCACGATTCAGCACGCCATTCTTGATGAGCTAATTGTGCCTCAGCAGACCAATGTATTAACTGTTTTAATGGTAATGGTTTACCAGATAGATCCTTAATAGGCATATTGGTCATCTCTCATAAATTTAACAGCTGGTACAGAATCACCTTTAATGTACATACAAAGATACTGCAAAGCATCATGTGGATGTGAGAATCTATTCTTATTAGCTCTGTCAGAAAATCTCACTTCACCAGTAACCTGAAGCCGTTTTAAGCTATATCCTGAGTTAAAACCCTTTCTAAGGATCTTACAGCGCGGATGCATCTGAAAACCTGGCTTACCGTCAATGAGTCTTTGTAATGGCTCGCGTACGGCCTCCCACCTGATATCGGGGTCATTCGTATTAGCTTCTTCTGGATCAAATCCAAGTTCGTTAAGGACTTTAAACACTGTGTCCTCATCAGTATCATCTCTCTTATTACCAGCAGGATCACCAACATAATGTCGTTTATATTTCCTATACTTAGCATTCAGCAAAGGTTTAAGAGCATGCTTGACAAATTGCTTAATACCCATGCCATCAGATGTAACTTCATCCAGAATGTGTACAGCACCTAAAAGGGTCTCTTGTCCAATAATAGCAGAAGGTGTCAGGCCAAAGTCCAACCCAATAATAATATCCAAGGCAGGATCAGCCTTAAGCTCATGATTGATGTGGAGTGCATCGTTCCATTGCTGTTTGTAGATTGGTTTCCCTTCTACAACAATTCCATAGGAATTAGCTAAGTTCACGTCGATCCATGAGTCATCTTTTCCTTGCATACCTTTTATATAGTACCCTTTTGGTAAGTTACTTAAATTCTCAGCTTCAGGATTTGCAATCCACTTGCCAGTCCATCGCATTTGCTCTTCACCAGGTATAGAAGAGTCAAATATCATCTCTTTCATAAGGCCCCCTGGCTGTACAAAGAATTCCCAATCGGGAGGTTGCGTTTCTTCAGCCATTTCGTACAGCCAGTGATCCTCGTCGGGTGAATTATAGTCCCCAATCATACCATGCCAGGTAGGCCCACCATCCATAGCCGATGGGTACCTGCCATGGCGGAGATCAGCCATGTCAATGACCTCCTTTGGGAGTTCCTTTGTCTCATTCAACCAAAACACAGTGACCTGGGCTCCTCGTAGTTTCTTAATGGCCTGAGGCCTGTCAAGTGCCAAAAACACCATCTCACTCTCGACAATGGTCATATCTCGGAGCCTAAACCGAAGGCGGTGCGTAGGAGGGTGCATCCCGCCCGCAGTGTAGGAACCAAGAGGACCAAATAACTCCATCCAGTCTTTAATCGTGGTCGTGTTGAGGTCAGAATATGTATTTCGTATCGCATAAGCTCTTGTCTTGCGTAATTTCTGCTGATTAGGTTTCTGATTACACATAATCTTAAATATCTTCTCACATGATGCAAACGTCTTAGCACTCCCAAGTGGCCCACGAATCATACTTATCCGCTTCTTACAGGCCATATACTTCTCGAGAACTGGTCCCTGAGGCCGAGTGATCAGTTTAAACTTCATGCCGAGGGTCGTCCCGACAAGTCCCTGATTATGACCATTGGTAACCCGTCATCTGTTTGTCCAAGCGATAGCTGAGCCCCTGATTTTGTCGCCAGATGCTTAAGCAAATTGGCCAAAGGCGCAACATCCTGAGGAACATTGCAGCTGTCAACTAAGAGAGTAGCTTTATCCATCAGTGTAGACTCAAATTCAGCATACTTATGTGCAAGGTGAATATCTTTGGCCAGATTAAACACCTGCAGTCTAATAGTCTTTTCTTTTATATACTCTTGAGCTCCCATTTCCAGAGGAGATAATAAATCGTCATCCTCCTCAGATGGGTCATAAATGATCTCTGTATTTGTTGCGCTAGAGTGGTCGTCAACAGTTACACTAGGGAGAGGTCCAGCAGATGAGGTTTGTGGCGATGCATGAGTAAGAGGAGATGAGTGAGGAAGAGGATTAGCTCCGGCTAGTGTAACTGTGTCAGGCCACCATTGTTGCCACTTGCAGTTTTTGGCCTCGTTTTCCAGGATAGCTATAGGATGATTGATCTCTCGAGCCAATTCTACAAGGGAGACATTTAGTATCTCATATCTTAATCTCAGGAGTATGAAGTCAATAAGCATAGTAGATGTTGTACAGGAAAGGGTTAGAATTAATTTTACTTCCTCCTTATAGTATACCACACTAAATACCAAAAGTACAGATATACTTTTTAAGTAAGTATAATAATTATAGGTTAGTAGGATAAGAGCTAAATGAAGGAGAGGGAGGGTGAAAGAGCATCTAAAGATAGCTGAAACTGATCTAATTTTGGAATAGAGACAAAAGGCATACTAATATACAAGTAGGACTAAGAATCATCTAATAAGCTTATCTAAACTTACTAAGTATGTTTATACCAAAGTAACTTACATACTAAGTATGTTTATACCACAGTGTTTACTTACATAGTATGTTTATACCACAGTGTTTACTTACATAGTATGTTTATGTGGTTGGTTTTATAGAATTCTCGTGTCAAAGAGGTCATATAGAGGAGAAGAAGAAAAGGAAAGACCAAAGGGCATACCCGCTCCGTACCTGGTTAATAAAGGAAGGCGGGGCGGTCTAGGTGTTTGTAGTCGTGGTCATGGTGAGCGTAGCGAACGTAACTAAGGTTCTTATGTTGTTGTAGTTTCGGTGTTAAGGTTGTTAGAGTTCTTGTAGTTGTTATATAATGGGCGAAGCCCTAAGTATGTAGTTAAAAATTTTATTTTTAGTGTATGAATGTTTATGTTGTGAAGGGTGTTAGATATGTTAATATGTATTTAATGAATAAGGGAGGTAGAAGAATGATTGAAGTATGGGAATTATGGGAATGGTTAAATAAGTTAGAGTTAGAGTTAGGAATTGATTTGTTAAATGATGTTAAATTTAATTAAGGAGAATTAAAATGGGTTTATTTAATGAAATGAGTAATGATGAAAAAGAAAGTATGATGAATGGTGTGAATGTTGGGAGTAAGGGTGGTGTTAGTGGAGTTGGTGGAAGAAAAGGTGAATGTTTGGGATTGTTGATGGTAGGGAAGTGGAGTATAAGTGAGTTGGGAGAAAAGATTGGTATAAGTAGTAGAAATGTAAGTTGTTTGTTTAGTTATTTAAGAAAGGATGGTTATGAGTTAAGAGAGATGAAAAATGGGTTAGGTGGTAATGATTATATTTTGTGGAGTGTAATAAGAGAAGGTGTAAGGGTTAAGGGTAAGATGGAAGTTGGAGAGAAGGGAAGTGTAGTGAAGTTTGATGTGTTTGAAGGTTGTTTTGAGGATGAAAAAGTAGTGATTGATGAAGTGAAGGAAGTGAAGGATAGTAAAAAGAAGTAGTAGTTTAATATAAAAATAATATTAATTGATAGATGTTTATTGATTAATATTATTTTTTGTGGATGTATTAAAGTATTTAATTAAATGGTTTAAATTGTTTTGTTTATTAGAGTAGTTCGGTGTTGATGGCTCTTATGTGTAGGTAGTTTGCGGAGCACTAATTAAATAGGTACTGGTAAGGAAGGACAATGTTGATGATAGTGCTGCCCAGCTTATCCGTCCGGTGTGCATCCTCAGTATCGTGGTGATGTAGTATCAATGCTACTAGGAGATGCTGCTCAGCGATGATAGTGCTTGCCAGCGGGTGTAGTATTTTATGCTACATAGATGCATATACGAGCAGGCTTATTAGAGCCTGTACTTTTATTAGAGTGACTTTATCTAACAAAATCAGATACTTACCCAAATAGTAGATATGAGCTATGAAAAACAGTTAGAGCGACTTTATCCAATTATATCAATTAGTTATACTATATAAAGATGAGTTATTATATATTTATATAGATTACCTTAATATTGAAGTAGTAGTGTAATCCTAGGCCTAATGTGTAATCTGAGATCATTTCATTCACAACTTCGCCTCCCCTATTCATAAGCTATTGAAATAACTAAGAAAAGCTGGTCCAATAACTTTTCATATTAGAGCTCGTTTTTTCATCTACTAACTAAGTATGTAAATTTAGACGAGTTTAGTATACGGACCGATGCATTCTAAACTCCTTATGTAATTAGACTCTAATTAATTAATCATTCTCTATCCCTCCTCACCTTATCCCCCAAGACCGATATTCTCCTCTTCTTTATAACATATTTATTTTAAAAATAAAGGTTTACTTTTATATAAAAACAGACTATTATATTTATATCAATTAAATAAGACTATGTCTAACCTATCCCCCTTTACGAGGTCCCCTATGAACACTACTATC